ATCTATATTAAATAGTTCTCCGCCTCGTGTTATTCGCATAAAAAAATCAGATGTATCGTTATCAAACTCATCAAACTTCATGACTGAGTTATTACACCTGAATTGTAAATCTAGTCTTAAATTATACTTTCTATCCATCTAAGCACCACCTTTAATAGCCTAATATAAACACCTTGAACCTAAATCTATTATTTGCCACTGTGTTGTTTTCTGTTCTGTAGTAAAATTTCGCACTATTTAAATTCCCAACATCAGCATAAGAAGATGTAAAATATGAAATATAAGTTGAGTCATTTCTAGTTATGTTATAACAACATTTAGCATCAGCGTAAACTACTTTATTAAGTAAAGGAATAGGGAAGTTAAATACAAAGTTACAAGTAACTCCATTTGTAAAGTCAGCTTCAACTTCCCCCCACATTATAACTAGTCCTCCGGGTAACTTCCTATATCCATTAGATTTAAGTGTTTGTTGCTGACCTACTAACATATCTTCACTAGTTTCAAAGTGATAGGTATCATAGTCAACTCCGTTAAATATTTTATACTGAGATTTTATATCAGCCATTTTATCACCTCTTTTATTTAGTCTTTATCCATACTTTACCTTTATAACTATCTGAAGGCATATCTTTGCCTATAAATTGTTCTTTATTTTCAAAATTTCTATTTGATATTTGTTTTAATTTTTTAGAAAAATCTGTAAATGTATTTCCGAATGTAACTTCAACATCAAAATTATCTTCATAAATTTCTTTAACTTCAATGATTTGTGCTTTTTGAGTTACTTCGATTTCATCATTTCTTATAGTTCCATAATCACCAAGTTCCCATAATACTTGATAATCTTTAGCGTTTATAGAACACTCATGTGATTTAACTTCTTTATGCTCAGCAAGTTTTTCTTTTGCTCTGTCTATCAAATTAGTATTTTCTTCCTGATTTTCTAAATCTCTCGCATCAATAAATATCTCTTTCCTATTAATACCTGATAAATTATCATTTACATATTCTATTTGCCTATCAATACCTTCTCCTTGTCCACCAACTATTGCACAATTTTTATAGTCTATATCACTATCTGTGTAAGTTTCACTAAGTATATTATCAAGTTTTCTTGAGAATAAAGCATATGAATTTATATTTTGTTCTGTAGATCTGTCTACTCCCTCTACAACTTTAAATATAAATTGTTTATTTTTATAATCTAAGTCTACTCTAAATCCTAACTCGGATAACTCACTTAACTTTGTAAGTTCATCTAATAAACATTCATATCTAGTTTGAAATATTACTTTACTACCTTTGTTAGAATATTGTTTGGTTGTTAAATAAGGTATTTTTCTATTTATGTGTTCTGGATTTATAGCATTTTTAATTACAAGTTGTATCATTATATTTTCTATGTAATCATTATAATAATCATATGTTTTTCCACTTGGAGGATATGTTACTCTATCAATAAACAATCTTGTCAATCCAAATCCTTTAACTAAGATATCTTTATCATCTTCACTAACTACTTGAATATGCTTAATAACACCAATTTTAGAGGGGTCATTATTTAACATTATTATATTATCTTTTTTAAATAACTCTTTATTATAATTAGTGACATGAAACTCAAACTCATTATATGAATTCCATTTTCTGATATAAAAAAGAGAAGTATAGTTATCTACTTCTCCTATAAAATTTATATCTTTATCAAATATTCTTATATTAATTTTTTTATCCATATGCTACCCACCACCGAATCAATAGGTTTATTTTGTTGAATATAAATATTCCTCCATCCCTTTGACTGCTGACTATTAAACCACTCATCAAATTGAGTTTGAAATTGAGTTACCATATTATTATATTCTGTAAGATTCTTAGGTCTTATAGCTCCACAAAGATCATTACTAAATCTTTCATCAATTATAGATATATCTCCTCCTGAAGTAACTTTTACTTGGCATAAACTTAATTCATAAATAAGGTTATCTCTTTGTAACGATGGAACAACAGGATTACTACCAGCTACACCTAATTTTTGTTCTATAGATACTTTTTTAGAACTTAAATTAAGTCTAAGTACAATTCTATCTATTCTAGTATAATTACTATCTTTAGTTATAATTATAGTTTTATTACTATCATTATATAGATAAAAACCTTTTATTATTGAAAATCCAGGTTCTATTATTATATTATTGCCACTAATATGACAATTAAGAGTCATGTCTCCATTTTCGCTAATAGAAACACCACTCTCGTAAATATTGCTAAAATATCTATTAAATTCATCTTGGCCATATAAATAATCACCATCAAAGAATCCACTATACTCTGCCATAATGCACCTCCTATATTCCTATATATCTATTCCTATATCTTATCTCAACACTTTGAGGAGTAAGATTATTTTCTGTTGTATATTCAATAAGGTTGTCTCCCACCCTCAATTTAAAAAAGGTACTATCTAAGTCTATATAATTAAAAGCATTAGTTCTTACACCATTTCTTTCAATCTCAACTGTCTTATTACTAAATTCAGTATTTATAATTAAAGTATCATCACTTGTAAGTTCTCTATTAACTTTAATAAATTCTCCTGTAGAGTGATTTATTACACAAGGATTATTTGCTGGACCTTTAAAATATATTTTTATAGGTGTCTCAACATGCCCATTATTGTAAATATTTTGCTTAGTTTCGCCACGCTTTTTAAAACTAAGAGGCAGACTAAATTTAAAACTCATTCCTCCTACCCAAGTACATATCTCTTCTCCATATTCCATTACATCTTTCATATAAGGATCATGTGCTAATAGAACAACCTCGCATTCAGCAAATTTGGTATTAGATTTTATAGGCATAGTTGGGGATTCATCAGGTACAAGTTTGATACTTCTTTGTATATCTCCATATGAGTATATTAGTTCTCCTTCTCCAGCTTTAGGATTGATAACTCTTAAGATTTTATTTCTGTAATTAATATAATCTTCATGACTATTTCCGATAAGTAAAAATTTTATTACTATTTCTTTTTTATTTAAATTACTTTTCTCATACTTTTCACCATCTTGATTTATGTATTTAGTAGTTGTATGCTCAGCTTTAGTTTCACTTAAGCCAGTTATCGATTGTAATATTATAGGTTCAGAATTTTTAAAGTCTATTTCTCCTAAAGATGATATATATTTTATTTTTTGATAAATATTACTCACCTCCACTTAAATATTCATTTCTAAAACTAATCTTCTTTGTGCATTCTTAGTTTGTCTAGCAATTTCATTTGGAGTAAGAGGATTAGGACTGTATATATTTTGAGTTATACTAATATCTCTATTTCCTTGATTATCATTTATATTACTATTTATATTATTCATTAAGTTCGGATATAGTATTGAACTTTTAATGTTACTGTCATTAGTTAAACTTTGTACTTCAGATACCATAGATGTAAGTTTTGTCTTTAAATTTGTGTATAGATTAGGCATTTCATTATCCATACCACTATCAACACCTTCAATTATTCCTCCACCTACAGGGTACATTACTTTTGCAGGTGAATTTATTTTTAATGCTGATTTAAACCCGTTTACTATACCAGAACAAAATCCACTAATTTTATCTTTTATCCATCCGCTAGCGCCTGTTATACCATTCCAAATACCTTCGACTGCTGATTTACCTATATTGACTAACTTCCCAGGTAAAGAAGTAAATCCATTAACAATAGAATTAACAACATTTGAAGCAGCAGTTTTACCTTTACTTACCATGTTCGAACCCATTTGAACGATTTTTTGAATCGCTTGGCTTAACCATGACCATAAACGACTTGGCAGTTTACTAAAATAATTAACTATACCATTTATAGTGTTACTAGCAGAAGTTTTAGCTTTGCTATAAGTTTGAGAACCCCAACTAGTAATCTTTTGTATGGCTTTAGATAACCATGACCATATACGCCCTGGTAATTGGCTAAAGTATTTAACTACATTATTTATCCAAGTAGGTACGTTTGTTGATAGATAAGTCCATGTATTAACTCCCCAATTAATTATATTAGCTAAAATAGAACCTAACGCAAATCCAATTTTATATGGTAATTGATTGAACCATGTAACTATATTAGTTATTAATTGCGGAATAGTTGTTGTAAAAAATGTACTTACATTAGTACCCCACTGATTAAATATATCCATTGTCATAGTCCATAAATTACTAAACCAATTCGGAATTCCTTGTAAGAAAGTAATACATGAATTCCAAGCATTAGGTATAGTTTCTGTAAAAAAGTCACATATAGATCCCCAGCATTTAGACGCAGATTCTTTTATAGCTTTCCATGCTGAAATAACTTTATTCCTAAATTCTTCATTTGTATTCCAAAATACTATAAGCCCAGCTACAACCCCAGCTATTGCTGCTCCTACCCATACCATAGGATTTGCTAACCAAGTACTATTAAATAATTTGGTCGCTGCATTTGCAAGTGTTAATCCACCTTCGAGTGCTTTTATTCCTTTAACAAAATTAAATATTTTTTCAGCTACAAGTATACCCTTTAATATCATAAATGAAGTTGCTAATCCACCAAGTATACCTGCTATAGTAGGTCCATTGTTTACTATAAATGATACTATGTCGCCGATTACATCAGCAATATCCGATAGAATATCTTTTATAGTTGGAGCATTATCTTGCACATAGCTTATAGCTTCCTCTACAACAGGTTGCAGTTCCTCCCCAAGAGGTTTTATAACATCAGTATTTAAAGTCCGTCCAAGTCCAGCAAGTGCTGACCCTATATCATCATATTTTTGGCTATTAATAGTTTCTAACGTATTAGATGCTCTGTCAGCCTCCCCTTGAATATTCATTAATGCTTCTATACCTTTAGGTCCTAAGTCTTCAAACATTGTCCCAAAAAGAGCTACGCCTATTTCATTTTGTTTTAAAGGATCCTTGACTGAGAACAACGCATCTATGATTTCTTCCATAGCATCTGCTCCAACTTCTCCGCCTTTGGCGAATCGTTTGGTAACACTATCTACGTTTAAACCTAATTCTTTAATAGATTCTGATGCACTACCATCTTTCATTCTTATTCCAAATTCTTTTACTGCATCCCCTAATTTATCTACCGAGAAGGTGCCTGCATCAGTCCCATTTTTCAATGAATTAAACATCTCTTCTGCACTATACCCAGCTTGCTCAAAATGAACAGAGTATTCATTTATTGTATCTAATAAGTCTCCATTTTTATCTAATCCCATTTGTGCACCTTGTGCAATTAGGTTATAAGCTTCATCTGAAGATAGTCCAAATTGGTCCATTAACATTTTAGCTGCTCTAGTAGACTCATTTACTTCAAACTCAAAAGTATCTCTTAATAAGAGTGCATTTTCTGTAGCTTTTTCAAGTTCTTTTCCTGCTAGATTTGTAGTAACTTTTACTGTCCCCATACTTTGAGCAACATCTTCTATTGATTCTCCAAAATTGTTTTTATAGATATTTTCCATAGAAGTATTCAAACTATCAAATTCATCTTTACTAGCACCAGTTCTTGTTATTAGTGTATTAAATGCTTTATCAAATTCTGTAGATAACTTTAAAGCATACCCTGCTCCAGTAGCAGTTGCCGCTCCAACTGCTAGAACTCCTGCACCAATAACTTTAGCTGAATCTAATAGTTCATCTTTTTGCTTTTCTAGTTCTTCAGTTGACTTTTTAACAGCTTCTGCATGCTCTTTTTGCTCTTGTTCTGCACGTTTTAAAGCTTCTTTTTCTTCTGCTAATGCTTTATTTTGTTCTTCAATAGTTCTAGAAAGTTTTTCAGCTTCTTCTTTCGCAACTCCGTTATTATCTCCAAATTCTTCTAAATTGCGAGTAGCTACTTTATATGAGTCTTTAATATTATTTAATTCTTGTTCTGTCTTTATAAGTTCTCTTTGAAACTCTCTATATTGTTCCTCGCCTATATCTCCTTTTTCAAATTGAGCTTGTACTTGTGCTTGCGCTGCTCTTAGTGAATTTAATTTTTCTTCTGTAGAATTAATAGATTTTCCTAAAAGTTCTTGTTTCTGAGCTAATAGTTCTGTATTTGTAGGATCTAATTTAAGTAACTTTTCAACCTGTCTTAATTCAACTTGTAAAGATCTACTTCTTTTATTTACATCTCCTAGCGCTTTATCTAAAGGTGCCGTATCTCCTCCAATTTCAACTGTAATTCCTTTAATTCCTTTGGCCATACTATTCCTCCTTTCTATAAAAATTGTTTTAACTTCTGCCTATCTGGCTTTGTTTGTTCTAATCTAAAAGCATTCTCCAAATACTCTACACCGCTCTCAGTTTGAGACTGTTTATATATAAATGCATCTCTTCTATACTGTAAATAATCTATATAATCTAACTCTTCTACATCTAGCATATTTAATCCAGTATATTCAGAAACCATATGTTCCCAAAATGTTGTGATATCATAATTAAATCCCCTATTATCATCATCAATTGGATAATAAGGGATTTTTAGTTTTTTCCTTTAATTCTAGAGCCGACAAACTCCATATATTTACTTAAGAAAAATTGAACATCATCTATATCAAATATTTCTTCTAATAGATCCTTTCCAATATTTATTCCACCTTTGTTTCTACTCATTACTACTGAACAAGTTTCATATAATATATTTATCTGTTCATCTTCAGATATATCATTAGATTCATCATCAATCAAATCTTTTATCTCTACTAACTTATTCATCACCTTTTTACTAGGGCTTAAAATCATAATAGTTGTTTTTTTATCATCATTAAGTGTTATAGTTAAATACTTTTTTTCTCTTGAATTAAAATCTATACTGCTCATAAATTCCTCCTAAAGTAAAATAAAAGAGGGATATCCCTCTTTTACCATTATTCTGTTATTGTACTATCAAATTCTTGGTATTTTATTAATGTTCCTTCACTATCCTGTGGTAGTGCTTTAAATTCAGCATCAATTACAGTTTCTTTATCTTTAGCAAAAGCCAATGAGAAACCAGCTTGGTTTTTACCTACTATAGTAATTCTTATATCTCCATCAACTGGATCTTTATGTACAAAGTGAATTATATAAGATTTCCCATTAGCATTTCCTGGGCCACCAATTTTTACAGTTCTTATATGTTTGGAACTATCTTCTGTAACTCTACCAGTTTCGCATAATACTTCTAGTGTTTTTCCGTTAAATGTCATTATCCCGCTTTTTAAAATAACTTCTTCCTCTGTAAGTATAGTTTTAACAACTACACCTAAATCATCTTTAGCCTCATAGTATGTAGGCTTATATTCTAGTGTCGCACCACCACTTATATATCCAAGTCTATTTTGCTCTGTTTCTATAGTTTCATTTTCAGGTATTTCTCCTGTGAATTCTTTATAATATAAATTTCCGCTTCCTAATGTTATTCTTTCTGACATATACTTATCTCCTTTTCTTATCTGAGAATTCAAAATCATATACAGTTAAATAATGTTCTTCACTGTCAATCCAATCTCTACGTCTCCTATAGTCAGTCCCTAATATATTTAATATTAAATTCTCAACTTTATCTGAGGACTCATCTTGATTTATTGTTTTAGTATATAACTCAAGAGACACAGTGTGTTTAATAATAAGAGCTTTCTTATTATCTGAACCATAACAATGTTGTTCATCATTAAACACGATATATGGATAACCAGGTGGTTTTAAGAAACGAATTTCTTTAGACTTTATATTAGTTTCATCTGTAATAATATCTTTAAGATCCATCCTTAACCACTCTTTCTATTTTAGTTTCTAATTCTTTAATTGCTATTTTTTCATTTTTAGTTATATGGTTATCTCCTTTTACAAAACCGCCATCTTTACTTTTATGACCATGATTAAGAAGATGTGCTAATCTATGTTCAGGTTGTTTAACATACCAAACCTTAATTTTTTTATATTTATTTTCATATTTAGTTTTACTAGCTATAGCTTTTTTATATTTACCTCTTCTTCTTCCTATCTTTGCATCCGCTTTAGTTCTCTTAACTAAGTCCACCGCAACTTCTTCGGTAATCTTTTTTACACTTTCTGTAACATCTTCACTATAGCTTTTAAGCTCTTTATATAAAGTATCAGCTAAACTATTTAAATTACATTTGCTCATGCCTTCCAGCTCCTAAAAGTTTTACATTCTTATGTTTTAACATATAATCATCATAATCTTCTATATCATAAATAACATCTTCAAATACTATTCTGTATTGTTGTGTATTTAACGATATTTCTTTTAATGGAGTACAGTATCTCACATTAAAAACAAGTTCCTGAGAATATTGAACTGTACCTGATGATAAATATTCAGAGCCTTTTGATTTATTAATAGAAGAGCGGAGCCTTAAATAATCGCTCCACTCCTCTGTATCTTCATTGAGTTTTTGTATTATAATCGGTCTATTATAAACCATTTTAACCCTTCTTTCGCTTCATATCACACTTTATTTGTAAAGAAAAATCATTAATTAATCTTCTTACATTTCCACTTACCTTATCGTTAAGGCTATGATTATCATAGAGATCTTCAATTATAATTAATGCTATTTCTTTAACTCTTTCATCTTCTTGAGGATAATCTATACCTAAAGCACCTTCTAAATACAGATCAGCTACTCTTTTTAGATGTTTTAGTCTAATTGTTATAGCTAAATCTTCATAATCTATACCAAGATAATCTTTTATATCTTCAATAGTAATCATAGTTTATACCTACTCAGCAATAGTTATATATCCATTTACAATCGAATCTTTATCTTTAACTTTATAATCATCTCTTATGATAGCTCTTAGTAAGGTCATATTTTTAGCATATGCATTAAATGAACCTAAAGTTGCTACATTAGATGCCATTATACTCATAGATTGGCGATCAAACTTTTTTACATAATCAAATAAATTACCAATTATAAATGGTACTTTTTGTGTGTTAGTTGGAAATACTTTATTAGGTAGTACTTTAATATTTAATACAGTAGTTCCGCATCTTAATTGCATTTGTGATGGTGCAGTTGGATCTGGGTTTAATAAAGGGCGACCAGTAGTATCTTTTAATGTGTCCAAATAATTTAAACCATCATCGTTAGTATATATTTTAGCTCCATTCTTATAAGCTTGCCCTAATGTAACATTAAGCGCTTTTTTAATACCATCAACGTCCTTTAAGTCTACTTCATCTTTAGTAGCAACTAATTCTAATATTTTTTTATTAGACGTTGCAACATCCGCTTTACCTAGCCACTGTGATACTATATCTATAATATTAGAATCACTATCATTTATTAAGTCATTTGATACAGGCATAAATCCAGCTCTATCTTGTATAGTATAATTTAATCTTTCAAAAGTAGGTGCTTCAATTTCTTCTGTTATTTCTCCATTTTCATCTATATCAACAAAAGTATCTACTTCTCCTTTCTTTTGATAAGTTCTTGATCCTTTATTAGTACTTACTTTTTCAACATCTATGTCTTGTAATAAAGAATAATCAACATCCTTATAGTACTCTACTTTAGTAGACACATCTACAGGTACTGTATAACCACCATTAGCATCTACACTTTCTACCAACCCTTTACCTGTAATAAAACTTCTTAATGCTTTTGTAAAATTCTTTAATTCATCTTCTTTATTTTTATCAGATTTAACTTTTTCTAAATCATCATCTGTCGGTGTATTTTTTTCTTTTTCTGATTCATACATTTTTTTTGCTAGATCGAATTCTTTTTTTAGCTCCTCAACTTCTTTCCATAAAGTATCTGCCTTTGCTAAGTCTTTATTTTCTCCATCTTCCATAAATCCTTTTGCCATTGCTTCTTTTTGCTCTATTTTAGCAAATATTTCTCTCATTTTCTTATTCATAACTAATCCCTCCGTATTATTTTTTATAAATAAAAAAGAATCTAATGCTTTAAGTTTTAACTTAAGTTCAGATTCTTTGTTTATATCATTATTTTTTTTATTTTCTTTTTCATTTTCATCAATAAAATCTTTAATTTTAGCACCATAGTTTTTAGTTGTACCAGCTCTTGGTTGGGCTGGAACTGCAACTAAAGATAACTCATATGCTTCTTTTGCACCATCTAAGGTAAAATAACATATTTTTTTACCTTCTACCGTATTGTACTCTTTACCCCAATAATGATTACAATAGGTTGTAACATTATCAGTTCCACAAATACTACAATAAGCATGTTTTGCTTTACATCCAGTAGATACTTCTTTTTTAATTCCACCTTTAATTTCTGCTATTAGGTCTTCATTCTTTGAAGTTTTTATCATATATTGCTTTGTTACTAATTTAGTATATATTTCTCCTGCTCCTGTTAATTTTGAAGCATCTTGAATTAATTCTGTGTCAAATATCCTTGCAACTTGATTATCTGCACTTCTTCTATGATCTTTTATTACTGTTTTACCAATATATAATTTCTTTAAATCTTTTAATGCATTTAAATTAAATGGTTCAAAGTTTCTATCGTCTAACTCATTATCTCCTACTACAGTTTTAAATACATATACTTCCTCTGCAGTCACTGGAGATAGTGTAAACTTATTTATTTTCTTTAGATCTTCTTCTGTAACTTCACAAGTTTCCACATTTGCTGCTTTAAAAATAAAATCTTTTTCTATTTTTTCATCATTCATTTGTATCATCTCCTTTCTGGTACTGTATTCCTGCTAAATTAACAGGTATACTCGCTCCATTTCCTAGTAATTTATCTCCACCTTCTTTCGCTTCCATGTCTAATAGAGCTCTAGCTTCATTTGGTGTATATATAAAATTACCTACTGCAGTACTCAACGTTTCTATTTGAGTTTTTAAGTCTGCTCTTAGTATTACAGATATATTAAACTTAAAATGTAACCCTTGATCTAGTTCATACTGACTTAATAATTTATAACTTATCTCTTCTTCATACTGTTTAAGAATATATAACAAAGTATCAACGTAAAAACTTAATTGTTGTGCTTCAGCACTTGCATAACTTGACTTTGTATAATCTCCTATTTGGTAAGGTTTAATTCCAAATGCACTAGCTATTTGAAGCGCACTATATTGCTTAACTTCTATAAATTGATTATCAGCAAGTTTAATATTTAATGGTGTAAGTGTTGCTCCAAGTGGCATAGGTATTATATTTCTAATACCTTCATTTTCGAGTTTGCCTGTTGCATAGTCTTCTATACCTGATATAAATGTTTTTACATTATCATCACTTAAAGAACCTGTATATTGTACTACTGCCTTCGCGGTAAACCCATTTTCATACATTTTATTAAGTAATTCTTGAGATTTTAAGTTCCCTTGTATGCTTGTTTTTAATTGTTGTCGTACTGATACACCTGTTATCCCATCAAATGTATGACTTGTCTTAAAATGGAGTATCTCTTCTGAACCAAATTTATAAAACTTAGATCCACTTGAATATAAATAATAAATATCAGCATTTTCACCTAATAATCTAGCATCATCATACCAAATTTGCATTTTTCTATCATCTAAAATCCATAGCTTGGTATCTTCTCCTGCTCCATCTATTAATATATAAGCATTCCCAAAGTGATTTCTATTATACTCAACTGTACTCCAAAATGTACTTGCAGTCATATATGGATTAGGTCTTTCTTTTAAAATTCTATATAATGGATGATCTCTAGCGGCTGTAACACCATTTTTATCTGTATATTTTAATAATTTCAATGGGAGTTTCCCTATTGATTCACTAAGTACTTTAAGACATGCAAAATATGTAGCTTCACTTAGATCATCTTTATTTACACCTTTTAACCCTAAAAAGTCTAAAAGATGCTCTAGTTCTATATCTGCTGAATTATTTTTAAATGCTTTATAGGCATTCTTAAACCTTTTAGTAATTTTCATTTTATTCACCTCCTCTCAAATTATTTTTTCCATCCCATTTTTGCTAAGTACTTATCAAGTTCTGTCTCAACATTAACAACTTCTTTAGTCTTAATTTTCATTTTCACTGTTCTAGCATCTATACACGCATCGACTGGGTCTATACGCTTAAACTTCGCTCTAGGTTCTTTATCTACTTTGATTTCTCCAAATGAGTTTTTAACTGTTTTGGCATTAGTAAAACTCCATGTTAGTAGTTCGTTACGCCTATCATACTCAACCTTCCCACTTTTTACAGCTAATTGCATATCTACAGTAGCATCATTTAAAAATTTAGCTGACTGAGTAATCAATAGTACTGGACATCCAAACTCCTCTAAATCAGAAAGTATACCATCAGCATTGTGAGGATCTACTCCTATCCCCATAAATTTTAAGCCATACTCTTCTTTGATTTTTTTCAAATGATTAATAATAAACTTATAATCATTTTTATAATCTGAGCTACCACCTGTTACCGTTAATAACTCCATCTCTTCCCATAGATCATATGGCGCTAAATCTGTCTCTACATGTTCCTCTAGTCTTCCTCTTGGCATAAATGAATGTGAATATAAGTAACTATTTTCATCTTCATCATCAAATTCAAGCGATAATGTAGTTAAGTCTCCCCCACTTGATAAATCTAGTCCTACCCAACATTCTTGTCCTCTAAAGTCATCTAAAGTTCTATCTGAGCCACATTCTTTCCATTTGTCTACATTTATAAATTGGTCATCTGTATTTTGCACCCACATATTAAGACATTTAACCAAGAAGTCCCTTAAATCAGAACCTCCCATATCTCTAGCAGTTTGTGCATCTGTTCTTAATGTTTCAAGCCCTTCTTCAGTTGATGCTAAAAAAGGATTTGCTTTTATCCAGTTATTTTCGTCCCATATATCATCATTTTTATCTAAACAATATATATCAACAAAAAAATCCTCCGCGACAGTTAAGCCTTGAAGGATCTTTATACAGTAATCATCCATTTCTTTACAGAAACTATTTAATTTATCACCTCTAGTAGTTATCATACTAACTAAAGTTTCTTTTAAAGATCTAGTTCCATTATATATTGCCTTATATATTTTATTATCTCTATGTTGATGTAACTCATCTATTGAGCTATATATAGACCTAAAACCATCATCTAATCCTGCTTCTTTAGATAAAGCTTCTATTGTACAGTCTGTTTTTAATGCAGTTATTAAAGATTTATAGTCTTGTACCTTAAATAATTCGTTTAGGTCCTCATCTATAGTTATAAACTTAGCCATTTCCTCCCAAGCAAGCCGTGCTTGTCTCTTTTTTGTAGCTACTGTAAATAATTTACCGAATCTATAACTACTAAACCCTGCTACATATGTACCAGTTATACCATTTTCAAAGGTTTTACCATTTTGTCTTGCCATAGATTTATATTTACGTCTAAATCGTCTGTTCCCATTTACTTTAAACCATCCAAATGGAACTGCTAAATCAAAAGCTTGACAATCTAATAATCTTACAGGTTTAGGTTCAGAACCTTCTGCAATAGTTAGCGTTTCTGCATAGTCTATTATTCTATTTGCTTGTTCTTTTGACCAATAATAAGGAAATTCTTCTGTATTTTGCCTTTTTAAATCATTTAGATGTCTTTTACAAGCAAGAATATGTAACTCTCCAGCCTTTACCTCACCATTAACAACTCTTTTTGCATATTCTGTAGCTCTATCTCTCATCATGTTCCACCGAACTTAGCAAATTTATTTTTTTTAGGTTCTTCTGGAGGTTTAGGAACGACTAATTTACATCTACTTGATATAGTTAGTCCTAAATCTATTGCATGGCTCCTACACTGTTTTGTATATCTATCTTCTAATATAGATAATTTATTATAAGTATCAAAATCTTTAACTGGATCCATATTTATTAATGTTTCAGAAATTTTAACATAATTTCCATATGCTCTTATATACATACCTAATGAATTACAATCTAAGTTAGACATTATATCTAATTCAACTAATTCATTTGCTATCTTTTTGAATTCTTTTTTCTCTTCTTTTGTTAGGTTTTTTGGTGTCTTTATTTTATCAGATTTAGCTTTTATTTCAGAATTTTTTCTAGCTTCAATTTCTGCTTTTGTAAGATGTTTCTTACCTTTAGCCACCACTAACTCAATAGGTTGTCTTTGACCAGCCACCATAATCACCTCCAAATTATTTTTGAATTTCTCCGTGGGGAGTTTTTTGTATAAAAACCTCCCCTTGTATCGTTATCCCCAAAACCATTCATAGAATTTCACCCACCCCTACCCATGTGAGCCATTCTAAGAGGTTTTATTTTATCCTTAATGTATTTATACCTTTAATATGTACACACGGCTTTAAATAGGTCATATTGATATGGCTTTTGGTTATTTTTTTCTTCTTTTAAACCTATTATGCTTCTTGTTATGACACTCTAGGCACTGACAACGAAGATTATTATAGTCTAATCTTAATAGCCATCCTTCTTCTGTTTGTATAGCTTTGATATGATGTACTTCACTAGCTATAGCTCCACAGTCCTCACACTTATACTTCTTATCCTGCAAGTACTTCTTAGATAGTATCTTCCACTCCATAGAGTTATAGAACCTAACATACTTAGGATCTCGTTTTTTATTATATCTACTATTGGCTGCTTTGCTATACTTAACTTTAGCTTCTTCCTTATCTTTATCTACTATCTCTTTACAGCGATCACAGTATGTTTGAGGATACTGTATTGTTACTTTACATCTTGCACATAGTTTAGTAATCATATATATCCTTTCAAATAAAAAAGGAATCCTACTCTTAAGATTCCTTTATATCCTTATCCTTTAATTGTTTTAATCCTTGCCATTTTATAAATCTTCCCATGATATTCGTTAAGCATGCAAATAGTATAGCCACTATAGATAGTAAGAATACAAATGCTCCTAAAGGAAATGCTGCTATAAATAATAATATAGCTATTATAAAAAGAGCTTTACTTATACGTTTATACTCATTAGATCTCTTTAATACATTTTCTTCTGTAAGTTCAAGCTCACTTACTAGAATGTTACTTTTATTATTATTAGTAGTATTATTGCTTTTCCCTTTAGATATATTACTAGTTGATACATAAGAAACGCCTGTACCCGGAATTCCTACAGATGTTGTCTTTCTACCTTTCGAGTTAATAGATACTCTTGCTCCTTTTACTCCTGCACTTATACCTACACTTTTCTTACTTACATTTAACTTAACTCCACCACCAAGGTTTATACTTTTTCTAAATCTTAATCCCATTATTATCTCCCCTAAATATTTTTCTATTAAATACTATTATACTTATTAATACTAAAAAAGACTAGATATCTTGTAATCTAGTCTTTTTATCTTAGGGATTAAAGGGTATATAGTGACATAAATCACTTAATTTATATAGCTTTTTATTATTGCTATATTAACATATTAACACATTTTATTTCCACTCTGCTTCCCATGTTTTTCCCATGTTTTTCCCACGAATTTCCCATAATATTATACATAAGTAGCTTCTTCTCCATATATATAAAATGCAAGTTTCTCAATCGCTTCATCATGCATCCTCGCCACTTGACTCTTTGAATACTTTAATTTCTCTGCTATATATTCAAACGATCCATTTTTTCTTTTATTCTTTAAGTATCTTAAGTTTATTATATTCTTTTCAGTATCTGTTAACTCTCTAGAGTATATTTCATACATTCTCATAGAAAAATCTATTTTATCTATTTGAGCTTCTCTGTGAGTAATTTGAGTATCATAACTTTCTATTAAGTCAGCTATGCTCTTATAGCTTGAATTTTGTATTGAACACCCATATTCTATTCCATCATTTAAACTTTGTCTTTCCTTTAATATTTCTATCTCATCTTTCAACATATCCTTTTTAGTTAATTTAACTCTTAAATTTTTCAAGTATTCTTTTGTCTTTTCTATATAATCTTTTTTTATGTTCAACTCAATCACCCATCTTTATGTCATTTTTATATACGATTCTATAGTCGCTTTAGCTTCATCAAATCCGTTACATACTACTGCGTAATATCCTTGCTTATTTAGTTCTATTATCCATTCTCTTTGTTTAGGAGTTGCCTTATTATTACCATATTTCATTTCTATAAATAAACCATGAAACTTCCCTCTAGCTACTGGTAAAAATAAATCTGGAACACCAGCCTTAACTCCTTCTGTCTTTAACCTTCTAGCTTCTGTTTTATTCCTTTGACCACCATTAGGTATATGAAATATTAATCCTAACTCTGGCCATACACATTTATTTAAATTACACCATTGTATCAGTGTTATCTGCTCTGTTGATTCACTTCTCTTTTTATGTATCATATCTCCACCCGCTCTTATGGTTCATTTTATATCCTAAAAAAATTATTGTTTTATCCTTATCTTGTTTTCACAAAATAAACATTCAACTACAACCTCTTCATTATCTTCATTGTATCGTATAATTATAGTTGTACTTCTACACTCTTTGCATTTTATTTCAAATTTACTTTTACCCATAATTTAAAGTCTCCCTTTTATTTACTTTTCTTAGTCATCACCATAAAGATCAAGTGCTAATGGTCCTTCTTGATATTTTTCATAACAAAGTTTTTCATCTGCAACGTAGAACATACATTGATCATCAGTCATGCTACAATAATATCTTCCTTCTTCACAATCAAATTTAGCAAATCTACAACTCATAATCTCCACCACCTACTTTTGATAATAATATCTTTCAAGCTTATTTTCTTTTACATTGAATACTTGAAAATATTTGTATCCAAATTCATCTACTACATCTTTTCTTTCTAAAAGATAATCCTTATAATCTATCCCTCTTTTACTAAAATATTCTTTTATTTCTCTAGTTAATTTTCTTAGTTTTTTCATTTCTGCTACCCTCTATATTCTTTAATTCATTTTCAGCTTTTATTAACACATCTAATTCATTACATCCTATTTCCATATATGCTATAGCTAAATATATCAATTCTTTTAATCTATATAACTCCATAAGGATCTCCTTGTATATATCTACTATGATTAATATTTCTTAAATTACAAATTATACAATCTAACCTTTCTTGTAATGATATTTCTACTCTTGCACGTTTAATTTTACTTGAAACAGCCTCTTGAGAAATTCCTAATATTCTTCCAATTTCACTCTGAGAGTATCCTAAAAAAGCTAATTCAACAATTTTATCTATATTTTTAATCTTAACTTTTTTAATTTTACTTACATAGTAATCAGAAACTTCTGAGAAATTTTCTTCATATCCTATTAGTTCTTCAAGCTTTATAGTATTATCATTATAAACTTTAGATTCTAAACTCATATAGCCGTTATTATAGTGCTTATTGAAATATCGATTTATATAGTTGTACATTCCTCCATATATGCATTTAATTGCTATTGTAGAAAATTTACCTTTCCTCTCATCATATGTATTTGCAGCTTTAAATAAATATATATACCCTTCTTGAAATAGGTCTTCTTTAAATTCTTTATTTATATTGATAAAAGCTTTAAAGTATTTATTAGCTGTAAATGGAACTAACTTCATATTTTCCTCGAATAATGTATTTTTGCTCACTAAATATCCTCCCTAATTATTGAAATTTACCTTTTTGGCTTTCTCTTAAAAGTTTTTCCAGTTCATCCGGATCATAATTCATAAAAGTTTGATTTATATTATGAAATCTAGTTTTAACTTGAGGTATAAAACATTTAGCATTGTTAATACTAAATTTATAATCATTTGTTATAGCTGATATTAAGTAACCTGCTGCGTTATTTGTATTAGCTTTTTTTGTCATATCTATCTTTTCTAATAAGTAATTTATATCTTTTCCTTTTTTCTTAAAAGAATCTTCTATTGCTTTAATAGTTTTATCATCAAAAGAATTAAAAGCTTTTTTTATTTCATCAACAACAACATTTATTTCTTCTTTGTTATTATTATTATTGTTATTATTATTATTGTTATTGTTATTATTATTGTTATTGTTATTATTATTGTTATTGTTATTGTTATTGTTATTCCCTTCGTCACATTCTCCGTCACGTAACTCGTCACATGGATTATTAAGAAAATCATCAAATATTGCTTTAATTTTCTTATTCTCAATTTTTTCTCCAACTAACTTTATAAGCTCTTTATCTTTGATTTCTTTAAGTTCCTTTTTTACACAATTTTCTATAGGTGTTCCAGCTCTTGGAAAATTATACTTACCCCAATTTAAAATCGCTAACTCTCTAGTTTCCTTGTTATATTTGATATTCTTATGATGATTAATAAATCTATCCATTAAAGCATTTATACTTTCTATTGAATAACCTAACTCAAAGGATATTTGTTTTTTAGTTATCTGATAAATCCCTATCTGTGTTGTTTTTGGATTAGTTATCAAATATAAATAAAATAACTTATCTTCTGGAGTCATTTCTTCTATTACCTTAGGATCTTGCCAAAAAGTTACATGTACCGGTCTATATATTGCCATGTGTATCACCTACTATCTTTTAATTAAAAATTTTATACCTAGCCAACATCCTAGAATTATTAGAATTACTAGAATGTCAGGCTAATATTGTCATGTATATTAATTGCATTAATTTAACTCCTCTAATACAGTTAAGTTTTCTATATATTCGTCTCTGCATTCTCTACTACAAAAGTTAAATTCTTGATTACATATTCCTAAAATTACAGCTTCATATTCTATCTCTTCTTCACATTTTTCGCAGTACATTATTTTTCAACTCCTTCAAAAGTAGCTTGACCTTCTGGGATATCTTCTTTTACTTCATAGTCAACTTCTAAGGAATTTGTTTCATCATTTACCAAACTCATATCTTCATCTATTTGAGTTTTTACCGTTCCATCACTTACCATAGCTCTTTGCGCTTCTATAGACATTGGAGCATATTTTAAAAGTTGTTTTATAACAGTCTTCTTTGCCATTGCATCAAAATCAGTTTGCCAAGGACCTTTATTAAAAGATGCACTCTTAGATTTAGCATGTTCTAATACCTCTTCTTTAGTCATAAACACAAAACTATGACCTCCTGTATCTAAGTGGTATACTGCATAATACCCTATAACATCACCTCTATTACCTTTTAAAACTGGTTCATGTATTAAATCTTGATGTAATCCATATTTAACTTGAAATGTGTCATTTTCTCTAACCTCATGAGCATACAAAGTCTTCATTTTACCGCTTCTTAAGGCTAAGTCTAGCAATCCTTTATATCCAACCTGGAATTGTACTTTATTACCATATGGTATTAAGTAAGCTTGACCTAATGGTGTATTTGGCTCTAGACCTAATTGAGCACTATCCATCATTGCAGCTAAGAAACTCATAGGTTCACAATTTAAAAATTTAGGATTACTGCTAAATGCAGTTAAAGCAACTCTCTGAAATCTTTCACTCGACATATGTTCTGGTAAAGCTTTCTTAATTTGTGTTGCCATCTTTTCCATAAGTTGTTCCATGGCCTTATTAGGGCTTACTTGTTTTACTGAATTTCCTCCTGATGCCTTTGCTTGTAATTTATTTTTTAAATCTGCCATTATTTTAATCCTCCTATTTTAAAAGTTCTTGATATACTTGTTTTCATATATTGCTCAGCTATGTTTGGCATTTCTTGTTTCAAACGTTTAGAATCTATTGTATTTCTACTTGAAGTTTTCCAAGTTATCTTTCTATCTCCTACTTTAGCAACTTCAAACTCTTGCATTTCACTTTGTATTTCCTGCTCTATTAATTTCTTTTCACTTTCTAATTCTTTTATATCTGAAACTATCTCGTCATATCTTAGTAATTTAGCTGGTCCATCTTTTAAGAAATGTAATTCAATTTCTTGACCATTGGACTGCTTATACTTTTCTTTAAGGTATAATGAGTAAGCATCACTTCCATCTGGTAGAGGAACTATATCTTTTAATATGTTTTCTTCCCAGAACTCTTTTTCTATTTGCATAAGATAATCAATTGTTTCTTGATCTCTTTCTATTTTGTGCCATATAAAATCACTATTTCCTATTAAAGCTGCGATATAGCAATGTGTTGCTCCCGTTATAGCCATATAGTGTAAACACTGTATTTCATAGTGTGGAGGTATACCATCTTGCCATTCTTTTAATGCATAACTATTTGTAGTCTTGCACTCTAAAAATGCTTTTTCTCCAACTATAGCTCTATCTATATTCGCTAGTGCAAATGGATACTTATCATTTTTTAATATCCCATTTACATTCCTTACTTTCAATCCTGTTTCTTCTGTAAATAATTCCGCCACTAATCCTTCCAGTCTATTTCCTAGCTCCATTTTTAAACTTTTAAGTTCCTTTGGATTTTCTTCTTTTTTATCCATATATAATTGTATTGAACTTTTCCAAGGGTTTAATCCTGCTATGCAACTAGCATCACTTCCACCTATTCCAGCTTGTCTATGTTTAAGCCATTCTTCTTTTAGCATATCTTTTGTATCTGCTACCACCTTTGCATCTAAATACTTTCTAAATTTTTCATTCTGAGATAATATTGCTATTTTGCTCATTTTGTGTTATCCTCCTATTTAAATCTATTAGAATTTTTATTTTTGAATTAGGCCTATTGCAGTAGGCCTTTTTCTCTGCTAAATCCTTTTAATTTTCCATCTTTTATTATGAAACATATGCTCATTTGTTCATATGTTTTGTTAGTTTCTTCTAAGGTTATGCTCAAAATATCCTTGAACAACATAATCTTTTCCTTTCTACTAGATTAATTTATTATATATAATTATTTCATTTAATCATTTCTTCAGGTTGTTTATTGCATTTTTAATGCTTTTTAAGTATATTCTTGTCATTATTCTTCTTTTTTTGATATAATATCCTAAATATTTTGAAGGTGGTGATATATTGAATTTATTTATAATACAAATTAACATCAATAAAAATAATAAAAATTATAATAAACTATTACAAACTATAAAAAATTCTGGTCAATGGTATAAGTATAGTGATTGCTCTTATTTGTTAAAAAGCACTCTATCTATAGAAATTCTCACTTATGCTATTTCAAAATATGTAAATATTCATAAAGATGCAAGTATACATCCATTTGAAAATAATAATTCAATTAATTTGGAAAATTTTAAATTCGAAAATGGCGTATATTAAATACTAATTTCCACACCATCATATTTTATAGAGTATGATGGTTTTTAATTTTGAATATAGATCTATACTTGTCCTATTTTTAATGTTTCAAGGCTTATCGCCTTTTATCTTTCGATTATCATATTTTTAAATATTATCTTTTTCTTTTTGTTTTTTTAATGCTATTGACTCATATATTCTACTTTGATTTTTAGATACATCTTCTAGTACCATTTTTATTTCTTCATCAGTCATTTTTCTTCCTAATACAGTCTCAGGAGATACAATATAAACCTTTGCTCTACCAATTTTATATTCCGCATCATAATCATATTTCACATCATGTTTATGTCTCATGAGAACCCCCCCTTTAATTAATTTTATGTTGTTCAAGTTTTGTCCTATACTAAGTAATACCTATTTTAATAATTCATCTATTGTTAATCCTAAATAATCAGCGATTTTCTTTACTGTATATACTCCAGGATTTTTATTCTTTGCTTTTAAAATTTTGTATAAATTTTCATGCGCTACACCTGCTCCTCTAGATAACTGATGTACATTCATACTTTTTCCTTTCAAAATTCGATTTAAATTGTCATTTATTTTCACCTTCTAACACTCCTTATGTTATAATTTTTATATGGAATATAATTCCACTCATATCGGTAAGGTGGTGATGCTATGAATTATTATTATTTTAATGATAATGTTGACAATAATGGCAATCATGAAATTCATACCTTTAATTGTTCTTATCTACCTTCGTACTTTAACAGAACATATATAGGTTCTTTTTCAAGCTGTGAAGATGCCATTAATGCTGCAAAATTACAATATCCTTATAAATCATTTGATGGTTGTTTTTGGTGTTGCCAAAAAATTCATAAAGACTAATATTGACAGATAGTAGGATTATTCCTGCTATCTTTTTTTATTATTGAATTCCATCTTACTTTATTAATTCATCAACTATTAATCCTAAGTAATTAGCAATTTTTTTACAATTTTTATCGCTGGATTCATATTCTTTCCGCTTAAAATGTCATATATATATTACCTTGACTAACTTCTATTTCTTTCACCATTTTATATGGTTTAATTGTTTCTGTTAAATCTTGTAGTCAATGTAAGTCGATAATATTATCTTCTGATAAATAAACTAGGCTTACCACACCAATATGTATACTGCTCTTGAACTTGACCTTCTTGAGCAGTTTTCTTACACTCTCTTTTTTTCTAGCTCTTCAACTAATTTCTCTGTTGATATATTATCTAAAACAATATTACTAAAATTCATATGATTATTCGATTGAGTATCTATTCTACCGAAACTATTTTCTTGCTTCCACCAATTAAAATCTTCATTTCCAAACATTCTAATATTTTCATTCATTGACTTCATAAACTCACACCAATTTCTTATCTCTTTACTCACTTCTACAGGATTTGTATTTTCTAAAACATTCTCATATTGTATTTCTTCTAATATATCTATTTGATCCTTTGCTATTTTTATTAAATCTTTCATTCCATTACCTCCTACGCTCACTGGCTCTTTATTTTAATTTTTAGAAATACCATATTTTATAGCCATATCTTTTACTATTGCTACATAGCCTTCTATAAGCTTTTTATCTTCTTCTATAACATCTAAGTAATTAAGTCTATCTCTTTTACTTTTAGATACTCCTTCTTCTGCCATTCTTCTACGTTTATTTGTAAGCCTTGTATCTAACTTAACACCAAATCTTTTATTTAAGAGCTCATAACTTTCTGATTTAAGTAAGTTTATATGTTCAAATCCTCCTTGGTTTATTGCTATTTTTGCTATCAATGTTTGAGTTTCACTTCTCCAACTTGTAGTATCTAATTGCACTATTTCTCTTATTTCTTTTACCTCTGCTTTTGCTGATAAAGCATGATGTGTTGCTCGGTTGAGCTGTTGCTTTATAGCCTTCATTTCTTGTAATGACGATATTAGTACATCTTCTATACAAGATGGTTTATGTTCTTTAATTTGTTTCCTCATTGCAAAATACTCTCTTCTAAATTTCTTTCTAAGTTCTTTCGCTTTTTCAGTTCTCATAAGACTTACTAATGTAAAGTATCCTTGCTCCGATAATATGTAAATATTTTTTGAATTTGCTATGGATTGCTTCGTAAATCCTAGTTCTAAAAGTGAACCGATGCTGTCGGTTGAGTTTTTTAAATCTAAAATATCAATACCTTCCTCAAATTCATCAATATTTTCATTTATTAATGACTGAATGTCATTTGGTCTTACTCCATGTATTTCAGCTATTGTCTTAGCTAATACAACTTTTTCACCTTCTCCAAAACCACCTTCTATAACCGGTATTTCTTTACCTAAAAATTCTTGAACTCCTGCTATTTCTATTTCTGTTTGTGCTATTGCTAAATTACTCATTTTATTCCTCCTAATTAATCCATTTCAGTTTAGCTTTCTAAACTTTCTGTTTAAAAAAATATTCTGGTATTTCTTCTTTTGACAAATCCAATAATACATATGCCCTATTGATTTCTTTCTGGGTAAAATCCATACGATTATTAAGCCTTAAGCTTAACCCAGTCCTACCTATGTTTAAAGCTTTTGCAAAATTATCTTGAGTATCATAATATTCTTTTATTCTTCCTTTTAGTTTTTTATAATCAAAACTCATTTTCTCCCTCCTTGTAAAAATATTTCAGTTAGTTTAGTTTAGTTTAGTTTTCTAAACTTAACTTGATTACATTCTAGCACCTCTATTTTTTAATGTCAATAACTTTTTTTCAGTTTTCTAAACTTTTTTCAAAATTATAAACGCTTTTTGTTGTGTTTTCTAAACATTGATGTTATATTTAACCTATATGAAAGGAGGTTTTTAATGAAAACTATATCTGAAAGAATAAAAGAAGGCCTTGAAATTAGAGAATTAAAACAAGCCGATTTAGTTAATTTAACCGGAATTTCAAAAGGAGCTTTAAGTTCATACATTTCTGGTAGTTATGAACCAAAACAAAAAAATATATATAAAATAGCTAAAGCACTTGATGTTAATGAAGCTTGGTTAATGGGGCATGATATTCCTATGGAAAGAAATATACAAAAAGAAACTAAATCAAGTTACAATCCAAATGAATTAACTAAAAAAGATGAAAAAAGTATTCAGAAAGATTTAAAACAAATTATGGATGATTTCAAAAGCGGTCAAGATGGCCCTGCTTTCTACAATGGAGTTGAGTTGGGTTATGAAGAACTTGAACTTATAGAACAAGCTATGGAATTAGCTTTAAAAAGCGCTAAATTAAAAAATAAAGCTAAATATACACCTAAAAAGTATAAAAAAGAAGAATAAGGAATATAAGGGGGAGTTTTATGAGTTTTAGCATTCCAAAAATAGTTTCTAGCTTAATAAAAAAATATAAGACTAGAGACCCTTATTCTCTAGCACAATATTTAGATATAGAAATAATAGAACATGATCTATCTAACGCTTATGGAATGTACCGTCTAATTAAAAGAAATAAATTTATATTTATTAATAATAATTTAGATAATGCAACTAAAAAATTTGTATTAGCCCATGAGCTCGGACATGCTGTACTTCACAGAACTAGTCCTGGGTTCTATTTTAAAAATCATACTATGATTAATACTTCTATATATGAAAAAGAGGCTAATACTTTTGCAGCTGAATTAATTATATCTGATGATGATTTCAAAGAGGCTCTATATTGCGGATATACAATTCCTCAACTAGCTTCTACTCTCAATGTAACAGAAGATTTAATAAAATTAAAACTTGATAATTTATAATAAAAAAAGATGTGGTTTATACTACATCTTTTTTTATTATAACAACTACATTAATTTACTTTGTCTATATTCTAGCGCTTCTGCTAATTTTGTAAATTTGATACTCGCACCTGTTATATTATTAACTTCTTCTTCTATCTCTGATAATTTGACATTAAAAAATTCTTTTCTTAAATTAATTTTATTTAATCTTTTCTCATTAAACTTATTATGTAAATCTTTTTCAAGAGTTGGAGCATCTTCACTATATATCATTGCATGAACATCAAAAGAGAATGGTACTGAAGCATCACTTAATTCTTTTACTCTATCCATAGGCTCTAATCTTCTAGTCATACCAATTTTATATACATCTTCTCCAAATGAACCTATATTAGATATTATATATACATATCCTGCTCTTGTTTTTTGAGCCATAGATTCAGCTCTCTTCATTTTTTCTTCTGCTTCTTTTAAATTTTTCTCTAAATTTTGTATCTTTAATTCTAAAATACTTTTCTCTTCTAAACTCGCTTTTTCTAATTCTGCTTTAACTTTTTCTAGCATTTTTTCATACATGAGCTGTTCTTTTTCAGCTTCTTTTTCAAGTTTATTAATTTCTGCTTGTATCTTCGCTTCTTCTCTCATTCTTTCCTTTATTTCTCTTTGCTCTTCTCTCTCTTCTTGTATCTTTATCAAGTATTCATATTGTAATTGCAACTCATCTACTTTTAATTTGTAATATTCCATATTTATAGAAATTCGTAAAATTAATACTAATTTATTAATTTGTTCTTTTGCACTTTCTAATCTTTTTCTACTATTTTCTATATTAGCAACTGAAAGTTTATTAATTATAATATCACATTCATTGTTAAATGTTCTAATTATAAGTTTATGTATATTATTTATATATCTTTTCTTTTCTGAGTCTTTAACACTATAACTAAATATGTCATTTATATCTTTTGTATTTAATGCTTCACCTTTTTTTACAACTTCTTTTTGCTTGACTCTATTTAATTTCAACTGCTCATTATATTCTTCAGATAATTCATATTCATATTTCTTATCAAACATACCTACTTGAAATGTATATAAATCTTCTTCTAATTCTTGATAATTTAATACTTCTGTCGTTAATTCAAGTTTATTAGAAACGTTGTTTAATTCTTCTTCTAACTTTTTAATATCCCCTTTGAATTCATTCTTTTTTTCCTCTAAATTTACTATATCTCTTATGATACTATTGTTATTTTTTAAATCTTCAATTTTCCTCTCTTCCTGTCTTTTCGTAATTCTAGCCCAATCAATATCTTTATCTATTTTTTTTAATTCGGATACTCTTTTTGATTTCATTAAATTAAATTCTTCTTCTAATTTATTCATTTCTTCTTTATTATTTTTTATATCATTTTCTAAATCTAGTTTACTTTGCTTTAAATCAATGTTCTTTTTAATTTGGTTATTTAATATAATTCCTAATATTCCTGTAATAATCCCCATCCCTGGTGTTACTCCAGATATAAAACATAATATTATCAATACAATAAACAAAGTTTTAATTTTTTTGTTCATATTTTCCCCCCCATTAAAGTTAAGTTTTCACGACATATTTTATCATAACTTGAATTAATTTGTAAAATATTCCAATTAATTACTATTTCTTTTTTGTTCGGATTTGATTCCACTTATGCACACTTAATGACCACTTATGAAATGCCACTTTTTCAACATTCGCATTTATATACTTTCGTTAAAAATTTTAAACGAAATAGTTCTTTATATAACGAATTTTATGCTTTTTTTAACCTAAAATTACATTTTTATATAATTAAAATATATGTTATTATATCTAAAGTATATTAACTATTTTGATTATGGAGGTAAGGAAATTTTTATGATTATATTAATATTAATATTTATTTTTATTTTCATCACTTTTATCTTTATTCTCAACTTAATTAAACTACAGACTTATTTAAAAGTATTAGATAAACAAATTAATATAATTCGATCTAAAAATAAAGAACTCTATAAAAAACTTGATAAATAAAAAAGACTAGGTTAATTCCTAGTCTTTTTTATTTTCAACAAATTCTTCTATGTAATTTAATAATTCTTCTGCTTCTTCAACTTCTTCATTCTTTACTTTTACACATGAATATCTAGCATTTCTGCTTAATTCTTCTAAATATTCAGATTTACTTAAAATCACGTAATATAAAAAAATATATTAGAATAATATATTAAATATAGATAATAATAACTAGTATCTATCTGTTATTAAGATTTTAAGTATTAAAATATATTATTTTTAATAAGCATATACAAAATTTTATTGTGTACTTATTAAATATTATAAATTATAATATTTATAATATTTTATATATAGAAAGGAAGTGATATTATGAAATATAAATTATTATCAAGTTTATACTATAGCGATAAACAACTGTATGAAGAAACATATAATATGCGATGTAATAGTGAGTCCACATATAAATTCAATTTTAAAATAAAAAACAATAATGCTTTTGTTGTAATTAATAACGACATATTAAGTAAAATAAGTACTATTTTAAGTCTTGATAAAAGCTTATTTACAGCATCAAGTTATGTTCCACCTATTGCGCTATCAGAATATCAGCAAACATGCCTAATCGATGAAATAAGAATGACAAATGAAATAGAGGGCGTAAATAGTACTCGAAAAGAAATAAGCGATATTCTAAATGATAAAAAAAATGAAAATCCAAATAAAAGACTTTTCGGAATAGTAAAAAAATATGAAATGCTTCTGGAGGACAGTGATTTAGATTTATCTTCATGTAAATCTATTAGATCACTTTATGATGAACTTACATTGACTGATATAATAAATGAAAATCCACAACATGCTCCAGATGGTGATATATTCAGAAAAGAAAAAGTATATGTCTATAATAAGCATCAAAAAGTATTACATACAGGTTTGACGCCTGAATCAGAAATTATAGAGTCTATGTCACAAGCATTAGATATTTTAAATAATGATAATTATAATTTTTTAATTAGAATAGCTGTATTCCACTATTTATTTGGATATATACATCCTTTTTATGACGGAAATGGAAGAACTAGTCGTTTTATTAGCAGTTATTTACTATCAAAGCAACTAGAACCTTTAGTATCTTACAGAATAGCTTATACTATAAAAAATAATATAAATAAATATTACAAAAGTTTTGAAATATGCAACGATGAAAAAAATAAAGGTGACCTAACTCCTTTTGTTTTAACTTTTTTTGATTTTATAATAAAGTCTATGAAAGAACTATGCATTAACTTAACTGATAAATGCGAGAAATTCTCCCACTATAGTAAAATAGCTCATGATATATTTATTTCAGATGAAAAATTATCATGTATTGCATATATACTTGTACAAAATGCTCTATTTGGTGATGATGGATTAAGTATATCTGAATTAGTATATCATTCTGAATACGGATTGAGTACAGTCAGAAAAAAAATAAAAATACTTGAGGATTTAAAATTACTAGAATCATATAAACTAGGAAATAAAAATATATATACTATAAATCTTGAAAAACTTGAAAGCATACAAGAATAATTTTAAAATTTATTTTAAACCACTCTTTATTAAAATTTGAGTGGTTTTTATTTTTTTTAACATGATATAATTATCATGAAAGGTGGGTTTAAAATGAATACTTGTATATATTTAAGAAAATCTCGTGCAGATATTGAAGCAGAAAAAGAAGGTCAATTCGAAACCCTTCATAGACATAAGACTACACTCCTTAAAGTTGCTAAAGAGAGAAATTTAAATATAATTGATATAAAAGAAGAGCTTGTATCTGGTGAACATATTGAACATAGACCTCGTATGATGGAACTTCTCGAAGAAGTAAAAAATAAAAAATATGATGCTGTACTAGTCATGGATCTTGATAGACTTGGAAGAGGCAACATGCAAGATCAAGGATTAATCTTAGATACATTTAAACAATCTAAGACTAAAATTATTACTCCTCGTAAAATTTATAATTTAGATGATGAGTTTGATGAAGAATATAGTGAATTTGAAGCATTTATGGCTAGAAAAGAACTAAAGCTAATTAACAGACGTTTACAACGTGGTAGAATAAAAAGTATTGAAGAAGGAAAATATATATCTCCTGATGCTCCTTATGGATATGTATTTAAATATGATGATAAGGGAAAAAAGAACCTTGTTATAAATGAAGAACAAGCTAAAGCAGTGAAACTTATATTTGATATGTATCTAGAAGGTAATGGCGCAACCAAAATAGCTAATAAATTAAATAGTTTAGGTTACAGGACAAATAATAATATTGAGTTTAAAAATAAGGCCGTAAGAGATATACTTTCTAATATAACATATACCGGTTATGTTAAGTGGAAAACTGTAGATAGAAAAAATCATAGTAGAATTAGACCTGCAAGTGAACAGATTATATCAAAAGGCAATCATGAAGCAATTATAGATGAGTTTACCTTCAAAAAAGCTCAGGAGATAAGAAAGAGTAAATATATTAGCCCTACTAAAAAGAAGATCTCTAATCCTCTTGCTGGTATTCTTATATGTAAGAAGTGTGGTCATAGTATGATTCAAAAAATCTCTAGAGATAAATACTATTTAACATGTAGGCATTGTGATAATCGTTCTTCATATTCTAAATCTGTAGAAAAGTCTATAGTAGAATCTCTTGAAAATTATTTATATGATTATAAGATAAGAATAGAACCAAATACAAATACTCAAGAAATTGATAGATTAAAATTTGAATTAAAAAAACTACAAAAAGAATTAAAAGATACCGAGACTCAAAAAGGTAAATTATTTGATTTTTTAGAACGTGGTATATATGATGAAGACACTTTCTTAGAAAGATCTAATGTTCTAAAACTTAGAATAGATAATTTAAAAAGTCAAATATCAGAATCTAATCTAGCTATAATTTCTTATAACGAAAGTATACTAGCTAATAAGTTAATAATACCAAATATAGAAAAAGTTTTAGAAAATTATTATATTGCTACAGATGCAAAAGAGCAAAACTCACTCTTAAAATCTGTATTAGAAAAAGTTTTATATGAAAAAGATAAAACAGCAAAGGCTGATGATTTTACTTTGGAGCTTTATCCTAGATTACCAAAATAAATTTACAATGAAGTAAGTACTAGATAACCATTTTGCAGTTATAATATAACATCTAACTGGTTACCTGGTATGCCAGTTGTTTTACCTCCACCTAAAACATGTAAAGAGTTAAAAAACAGAGTTAAGTCTTGTAGCAAAGAATATCAATGTATGGATTGGTACTTATGTTTTATGCCCGAAGATGACTCTAAAAAATCAGGTACTTGTGAGGTTATGAATTACATGAATAGACCTCCAATAAATGCACCTGGTGAACAACAAGAAGGTAATCCTAATTGTCCTAATCTATCTCCTATAGTTATGGAATATGTATTTGGTAACCCTAAGAACGTTGATCCTAGATTTTTAGATGCGGTTATTTATGCTTTTGTTGAAATCAATCCAGATGGTACTTTATTAGTTCCAACTCCAAGATATTTAGATTATCTAGTTTCATTAAAAGAATCAAAGCCATCACTTAAGGTTATAGCTGCTATAGGAGGATGGGGTGCTGAAGGTTTCTCTGATGCGTCTTTAACACCTCAATCTAGATATGATTTTGCAAGAAATGTAAATCAACTTATAAGTGATTATGGCTTAGATGGAATAGATCTAGACTGGGAATATCCTGGAAGTAGCGCTGCTGGTATAAAATCTAGACCACAAGATAGAGAAAACTTTACTCTTTTAATAACTGCAATTAGGGATGTTATTGGGGATGATGCGTGGCTAAGTGTAGCTGGAACTGGTGATGTTGGATATACAAATAGAAGTCTGGAAGTAGATAAAGTAGCCCCTCTTATAACTTATTTCAACCTTATGAGTTATGACTTTACAGCTGGAGAAACAGGTGAAAGAGGAAGAAGACATCAAGCTAACTTATTTGAGTCAGATCTATCATTGCCTGGCTATAGTGTAGATGGAATGGTACAAAATTTAATCAATAATGGTATGCCTTCTCAGAAAATATTATTAGGTGTTCCATTCTATGGAAGATTAGGTGCTACAACAACAGTATCTTATGATGAACTTAGAAGAAATTATATAAATAAAAATGGATATGAATATAGATTTGATAATGTGGCTAAGGTACCTTATCTTGTAAGAGACGGTCAATTCGCTATGTCATTTGATAACGATCTTTCAATCTATTTTAAAGCACAATATGTATTAAACAATTGTTTAGGAGGAATATTCTCTTGGACATCAACTTTCGATCAAGCTAATATACTTGCTAGAGCTATGTATGAATCAATAAATAATCCACTTAACTTTAGAAAAGAATTAGAAGATATATACGGACCATTTGAAGATTAA